AGATGTTGGAATAGTAAGACAGTTTGCGTTTCTGTTTACGAGCAATCTCTTTGTCTGCATCCAACCCACTGTTCCAAAGAACACGATTGTGTTCAGAGACAGGATCCTGTTTACCCAGAGTGGTAAGGGAATTCTCAATGTACCATCCGCCAGGACCTTGGAAAGCGTGACTCCACAGTTGTGCCCATGGAAGATCACATCCCTCAGGTGCAGGGAGGAATCGAATAACTGCATAACCGTTTCCTGCTTTATCTACCGCAGGTTTCCAGAAACGTTCGTCAGCACTACCACCTTTCTCATTAAGTTTCTCCACCTTCTTCATCAGTTTATCGGTGAGAGAACCAGCCTTAGATTGTTTCTTCAGATTAGCAAAAGACATTTGTATTTTCTCCGTATTTGTTCGTATTGTGTGTATTGAACTTGTTTATTATACTGTCAATCCTCCTCGTCGTCAACCTCATCCCATGAATTAGGGTCGTCAAGTCTCTCTTCAAGACTATCCAACACCTTGGTGAGGCCATCAAAGAATGACTCGATAGGTTGATCCTCTTTCAAACCAAGGAACTTGGCAGATTCCACAATCTGCTCTTTCATTTCCATCGCCTTGGGATCATCCGACAGTTTAAGGCGTGTGTAAAAGAGTTTTTGTTTTTCTAGGAGAGATCTCATTAGATCGAGATGATGTTGTCGATCCTCTTCTGTCAAAGATGCAGGATGCTTAAACATTGCTTTCTGCATCTCATCTTGTATTTCGTTTAACTCGGTTACAGCGGCACGAACCACTGGTGAATTGAAAAACTTACTCAAACCACACTCTCCCGTAGAATCTTTTTATATCCTTGGATGTCAATATTTAGGAAGGGTTTATACTTCCTAATTTTGAAACTGACGGTTTCCCACACTGGGTCAATCAGCATAGAATCAAAGTTCTTGGCATATCCAAGGATCATATCCAATAGTACCATAGTTTCAATAGAAATGGCATTCTTCAGATGTGTTTTCAACACTTCTGGATGTTTACCATTCTTACTTGAAAATAAAGAATCAAAGTCCTTATTTGCAAGAAAAATAGACGCCTCTGTTCCAAACATGGACGGAAGCGTCTTCATTTTATCTGACCACTCTTTATATCTTTTATCACCATTGTCTATAATCTGACCGATCCACACTGTACGGGGATCCTCCGCCTGACTAAAACTGGCAGTAAAATAATCTAAAATTTCTTGATCGGATTTCTTTCTTGACATTCTTTCAAAGAAATACCGATCTTTTCTTTTCTTAAAAGTGGATTCGTTTGCTCTAGTCTTACCTTTATACTTGAAGAAGTCATAACTCTCTTTAGTAAAATGATTTTTGTAAGAGAGATATGTTTTATACACATCAAAAGGTTTCATTCATCCTCTTCATCAATCTCAAAAGATCCTTTAAAATCAGGGAATTGTTTTTCCAAATTATATTCCGTAACGATGCCAAACAATCTGTCACGAAGAAGTTTCAAGTATTCTTGTTCCATGCGAGGTCTTCTGGGATATCCAGGCCATAATTCTAGGTATCCTTGAACGATACCTAGTAAGGCCTTGACCTCCCAAATTCCCATTCGCATTTCCATTCTCCAACCATCATCTTCCTCGGGAAATTCTTCTGGAAAATGATTAAACAGGTCGTCTTGGTATCCCATGGTTACAGGGGTAATTTTGCTTTCGACGTTCTCTTTAAGAAGTTTAGTTCCATTGCTTCACTCTTGAGTTTTTCCTTTAAAGGCTTTGAAATAAGTTTAGACACAGAATCTAACTCAATATTATTTTCCTCGCAATAACTTACGATTGCCTCAATGTAATTTAACTCAGAGTTGAGTACAAGATTTTCTATGTCTTGACTAAATTTGCCTTGGCACAAAAACTTCTCCTTGAGTAGGTCATTTACTTCTTTATCCATACTCTCCGAGTTTGTGAGTGACGAATTCTTTAATGTACCTGGTAAGAAGTTTAATATAGTCACCTTTGTTTTTCTTTTCATAAACAACACAGTCTCCGTTTTCTGCCACCATAATAGTGACGATTTTTTTGACAATTTCACCTGTCATTTCATAGTACATACAAGCGTATGCAGTTTCTTGAACAAAGTATTGTTCAATCCACTTCTCAGGTTTAATCTTCTTTGAAGTCTTAAAGTCGATCACTGCGAGTTCACCGTTGTACTCAGCAATGCAATCTACTCGTCCTGCAATTCCAAAGTAGTCACTATAAAGTGACTTCTCAAGTGCATGTATATTATTTATGTTGTTCAAAGAATCCTTTGCCGCGACGAACAATGCCATCGTGGAGGGAAGTGGGTTCGACTTTTTAACATCTTCATTGAGAAGATATTTTTCTACCAGATCATGAAACTTAGTTCCTCTTGTAGTTGAAATTCTAGAAACACGATTTGCTTCCTCTTCTCCCACTCGAGCTCTCCAATCTTGGAAAACTTTTCTATTATAGAAACTAGTGATGGAAGTAATGGAAGGCATCGGCTTCCCAGAGGGAGTCGTGTAGTACCTAACACCATCGATAGTTTTGGCGTCTAGATCAAAGTCACCTAACTTATCTAGATGTGTAAAATTCATAAAGAAAGAGCAAGTTTAGTAACCAGATAGTTCCTTACAAGCCCAGAACGAACAATATCATCCAATCCAAATTCAATTACTCCGAAGTCTTCTTCCATGACTTCGACAATCTTTTTGAAATCTATGATTCCATCTTTCTCGGCTGATTTAGTAAGGTCAGTCTGAGTGGCATCACCGCAGAAAATAATTTTGCAGTTATCACCAACTCTTGTAATTATACTATCTAATTCATGAAAGTTCAAGTTTTGCATTTCATCTACTAATACAATGCAATTATCCAATGTAGTACCACGGATAAAAGATGTACTCCAGAATGAAATAGTTTCTTGAGTTTTTAAATTACCGTATAACATTTCGAAATCAGCATCTGTTGCCATCTCGAACATATACTTCACCATATTTTTATATGGTATTTGATACAAGGCAGCCTTGTCATCATGGTCGCCAGGAAGGAACCCAATCTCTCTAGTAGAAACTAGAGAACGAACAATATAAAGTTTCTCGTAAGGAGTATCATCATTAAGTACATCTTGCAATGCCTTATACAGACTGATAAAAGTTTTACCTGTACCAGCTGCACCATAAGCAAAGATGTTTTTACCTGAGTCATAATGATCAAAAAGAACTTTCTGATTATCAGTCAGAGGTTCAATGTCAACCAACATATCACTGTTGATTGGTTTCTTACGACGCATTTGTTTTGCTGTCATTCCCACACCGATGGGATCGTCAGTTTTTCTTTTCCTTCTTGGCATAGTTAACGTGATAGTTTGTTCATTCGACCTCGGATACCTGCAGATTTCTCAGCTTTTTTGAGAACCTGATTCCAACTCGGGTGTGACTTAGACATCTTGTCTCTCCACTCACCCACTTCCCCCACGCCTGGGGTATTTTCTGGTGTGAAGTATCTTTCCCAGTCAGGGTTGTCCTCTTTCCACTGATCCCAGTCGTGAATACTCATCTTCACTTCTTTGGTCTCACCAGTTTCTTTATGCTTTACAGGATATGTTGCCATCAAACCCACTCCAATGCTTCAGCAACTGTAGGGAACTGTTCGCAAAAGATTGCCTTGCATGACTCAGCGATCTTCATGTGTTCCTTCTGTGTTCCATGTGCGGAACGTAATTCTATATAGTGGATCCATGAACGACATGATCCCGTCATGTAGATTTTTGTTGGCGTGCATAATGGCAATACCATTCGAGCACACTCCTTAGCAACGCCTGCTCCAAGCATCTGTTCATACAATGCCTCTGCACTACTGAAGAGAGTCTTCATTTGACGTTGTAGTTTGTCAACTAACTCATCATCCAAATCATCAATACTATTCTGTCTATTCTTATCATCTTGGCGACGAAGTTCAGGTAGAGGAATCTCACCTAACTTTGTACTCTCTGCATACCGTTGAGAAAATTCTTGGAAGCAGAACGAGCGATGGCGTAGCACTTGAGCCGCTATCGCTCTTGTAGTCTCGATCTCCAGAGTCATCGTAGACTGTTCAAACACAGACCAATGATTATGTTTGATGCAATACTTCAACAGTCCTGCATACTTTTCATTTTCCTGATTGTCTGGATTGCTGACTCTGGCAATGTATGCCATGGTCTGCTCCGCATCGGGAGTAACACTAACTAATTTTGCACTCATAATTAATCTGGATAACCGTCATCGTCGTCTCTGCCTTCATATCTAAATCCAAAGTCAGATTCTTTTCGTAGGTATGCTTCTGTATCAGCATACACTTCTGTTTTAATCTCCTCTAGCAAAACTTCGAGGTTTTTGATTAGGAGTTTGAGTTTGTCTCTCTTCATTGTGGTACACCTTCAAAAATGTTGAAGTTAAAGTTGATGACTACTCTTCTGTTTGTATCAGTACAAGTAACACCAGCATGTTCTAAATTAGAATCAAAGACTACAAGTCTATTTGATTCACTATCTATTCTAGTACCATCACGGAAAATTGTATAGCCATTATTTGTATTCATGTACAAAATGGCAGTAATACAATTAGGAAAATCTATATGGAAGTCATTGAGTTGAGGTTCTTCAGTTCTAACAGTAAGGTTTGCCTTACATCTAATCACAGAAGAAGCATTCAATCCTTTGAATACTGGTTGCACTAACGACCAATACGGACTCCTAGGTTCATAATCCCGATAAAAACCATGGGTGAATTGATATCTACCATCATCAGGAGTAACAATGCCCTCATTATAATTCCATGGGAAATTTATTCCCATGATTTGTTCTTCTAAAATGTTAAAGTCCTGTGGATCAAGGAACCCATCAAGTATCTGAGTTTTCATACGTTGGCGGGTTGTACTTCAAAAATTCCCAAAAGGTTAGTTTCATTTCCTTTAGGGTCATTCCACAATGATCTGCCGCATTAGGTAGATTCATCTTTGCGTAGAAGAGGGACTCGTTAGCCTCCTGTACGTTCTGTGGTGTTGTCTTCACTTTTGGTTTGACTCTCTGGTCCATAATCTTTAAGGATTTTAGAAATAGTATTCTCAGTGCCATCCATACTACGAATCTCGAAGAGGCTGGACTTCATATACTTCTTTAGTTTCTTGTAAGTCTTGTTCAATTTTTTCATCTGTTCGATGTCAATCTTGGCACCGACTTTCAAATTTTTGTCTTCAGTCATTTTTTCTTAGACTTTTTCTCAGAATTACCCCACAGTTTAGGGTTGACTCTACCATTTGATTGAGTCATGTTTAATACTTTACCATACTTATCGTAGTAGTAATCAAAAATCTCAACCATTTTACTACTAATTGCCAAATCAAACCGTTTCTTACCCTCAGCTTCGTATTCAACTAGGTAAGCAGTGTATGGCAGAGATCTATCTTCTGCCATTTTTGCTTCGCAATTTTCGTGTAAGATTTTCAACTTCTTCCTCCCCATTGGATATCTGGATATGCCTCAGAGACAATCTCCCTCTTGATAGCGTATGTACTCTCAAGGTTCTTGTCTTTAACCAAACAAAGGATCTTTGCCTCTTCAGGATGCAAAGACTCAAGCATGTTGATGAACATAGTCTCTCGTTTAATTTTATTGAGAGCATCGTTTCCGCCTTTAACAAAATTGTAAAGACGTTTCCACTCATTCCTCAAGGTGGATCGTTGTGGAACCCCTCTTACAGGGTCAGGAGCAGCTTCCTCAGTCAAGGGTTGGTATGGTACATCCCCTGCAGGAATCATTGAGACAACTGTCTCATCATAGTTCCAGATGAACAGAGCTTTTAGAAAGTCTCCTCCATGTTGTTGGAGAATCTGAATCTTCTTAGCTTTAGTTCTCTCTTGAACAACAGCCCCAAGA